GGCCGGCGTCGTCGTGGATGGACGTGGACGCGATCAGCGACAGTTTCGACGATCCGCAGACGAGCGCCGCGGAGTGGCAGCGGTATTGGTTCAACCGTCCGGTGTCGTTGCAGGGCGCGTGGTTGTCGCAGGCGGCGTGGGACGAGTGCCAGGTTGCTCGGGTTATTCCTGACGGCGGCGAGGTTGTTCTCGCGTTGGATGGTTCGTTCTCGGGTGACTCGACTGCGCTGGTGGCGGTTGAGATGGGTGAGTTCCCGCACGTGATGGTTGCGGGTCATTGGGAGAAGCCGCCCGGTTCGTTGGACTGGCGGGTTGACATCCTTGAAGTTGAGGATGCGATTCGCATGGCGTGCATGCGTTGGCAGGTTCGCGAGATCACTGCGGACCCGCACTTGTGGGCGAGGTCGTTGCAAATCCTTGCCGATGACGGGTTACCTGTAACGGAGTTCCCGCAGTCGCCTGCGCGTATGACGCCGGCGACTAAGCGGTTCACGGATTACGTGAACACGCGGGCGTTGACTCATGCGGGTGATGCTGCGTTGACGCGGCACGTGTCGAACGCGGTGTTGAAGCGGGACAGCCGTGGCACCCGATTGACTAAGGAAAGTAAGTCGTCCGAGCGGCGTATCGACCTCGCGGTTGCTGCGGTGATGGCTGTTGAGCGTGCGGTGACTAGGGTCGAGGACCCGGCGCCGCCTTCGGTGAACTTCTACTAGGAGCCTCATGGTTGCGAACTTGTTGCAGATCGGCGGCATCGCCGCGATCGCGGTCGGCGCCGGGCTCGTGTTTGTACCCGCTGGCCTGATGGTGGCCGGTGTCGGTGCGGTGTTGTTTGGTCTGGCCTTGGAGCGTGGCTGATGCTTGGCAGGTTGTTGAGGTCGGACGAGGAGCAGCGGGCGATCACGTATCAGTCGTTGTTCTTGACGGATTCGCTGTTCGAGCCGGGCGCGTTGTCTGGTGTTCGGGTGAACGAGGTCACGGCGATGAAGATCGGTGTCGTGTACGCGGCGGTCCGGTTGATCGCTGACACGATCGCGACGTTGCCGATGGACACGTACTTCCGGCGTGATGGTGAGCGGTTGCCGTTCCGGCCTAAGCCCGCGTGGGTTGATCAGCCGGAAGCGGACCCGACGATCCCGCGCAGCGACTTCTATCAGACGATCATCATGTCGGTGTTGTTGAGTGGGAACAGTTACACGCGGGTGCTGCGTGGCCCTGACGGTGCGCCCATCGCGTTGCGGAATCTTGACCCGATGAAGGTTGAGCCGCGCATGAACGCGCAGGGGTTCGTGGAGTTCGTGTTTGATAACACTCGGGTGATACCGGGCGAGGACATCATTCACGTCACCGACATCAGGCGCCCGGGCATGCTCAAGGACGAGTCGCGGGTAAACCAGTTGAAGGACGTGCTCGGCATCTCGCGGGCGTTGGACGAGTGGTCGGCGCGATACTTCGGGCAGGGCAACGGTGTCGAGTGGCATCATCAACGTGCCGGGCGACTTAGACTGAGGAACAAGCGACCAGGTTGAAGGCGCAGTTCGAGAAGCAAACCCGCGGGTGGAAGAACGCGCACCGACCGAACGTGCTGACCGGTGGCGCGAAGTATGAGCGGATCAGCGACGACGCGCAGCAGGCGCAACTCGTTGAGGCCAAGAAGTTCGCGGTTGAAGAAGTGGCCCGCGTGTTCAAGATTCAACCGAGCATGCTCGGCAGCCAGGTTCCCCGGTGCGCGTGCTTACGCGTCGCAGGAGCAGGGATTCGGTGTCGTTCGTGACAATCACGCTGCGCCCGATCATCTACAAGATTGAGGAGGCGTTCGGGCGGTTGCTGCGCCCGTTGTCACCTGAGGCGTTCATTCGCTTCAACATGGAGGGGTTGCTTCGCGGCGACATTCAGTCGCGGTTCGCGGCGTACTCGCAGGGCGTGCAGGCCGGGTTCCTAAGCATCAACGACATCCACCGCATTGAAGATATGCGCCCCGTCGAAGGTGGCGACGTGTACCGGGTGCCGTTGTCGCACGTTGACCTCGGTGCGGCGAACATTGTGGAACAGGACAAGCGCATCACGATGGCGACGCGCCTGATCAACGTCGGGTTCGATCCGGCTGAGGTGCTGGCGCGTCTCGGGTTGCCGTCGATGGAACACACCGGGTTGCCGTCGGTGCAGTTGCAGAACGCGGCGCAGCAGGCCGAGGTGGACACCACCGACGTGTACCCCGCAGACCGTGCCGCCGAAGTTGATACGGAGGCGCATGATGTGCTGGAACATATCGGCGACACGCTGACCGACGCGATCAGAGCCATGCCGCAGCCTGTCGTGAACGTGACCGTCCCTGAGTCACCTGCCCGCACCCGCAAGGTTGTGCGCGACGGTGACGGCAACATCACTGAGATCGTGGAGGAATAGCATGGCGCTCAACGCGAACGGCTTAAACGCCGAGGTTGAAGGCTTGACCGCTGTTGCGGGGTTCGCATCACTGCACACCGCTGAGCCGGACGCGAACGGAAGCAACGAGGTGGCCGGCGGGTCGTACACTCGCGAGGCGGGGGTCCCGTGGGCGTCGGCGTCGGGTGGCACCGCGGTGAGCGATGCGGAGATCGTGTTCGACGTTCCGACCTCGACGACGATCACGCATCTCGGTTACTGGTCGGCGGGTACTGCCGGGACTTTCTACGGGTTCCGGGCGTTGGATGTGTCGCAGACGTTCTCAAGTGCGGGCACGTACACGATCGCCGCGGGCAATCTGTCCGAGTCCGTTTCGTAACTCATGGCCGGGCTGTTCACGCTCGACGACGCCGACCTTGGTGTTCTCGACGCTGACGTGCTCGGCGGCCCGGGCACCGGGTTCGTTGTTGGTGCCAGCACGAGCGCGGGTAGCGCGTCGGGTGTTCAAGGATTCACTGGGCAGGCGTCGGGTTCATCGACGAGCACCGGTGCGGTGTCGGGTTCGCAGGGGCTCGCGGGTTCGGTTGCGGGCTCGTCATCTAGCGTCGGTTCGGTCGCGGGTGTGCTCGCGGTTGCCGGGTCGGTGTCGGGTTCGAGTAGTAGCGCGGGCTCGGTTGTTGGCGTTGAGGGTGCGACGGGTGTCGTGTCCGGTTCCACGTCGTCGGCTGGTGCCGTGTCGGGTGTGGCGTCCCGTTCGGGTTCCACGGTCGGCGCTGGTGTGTCGACTGGTTCGGTTGCGGGTTCGCCTGCGACGTCGGGCAGCGTGTCCGGTTCTGGTGCAAGTTCGGGGTCGGTGACGGGTTCAACCCCCCCACCCCCACCACCGCCGCCGCCGCCGGTTGAGCCGGATGTCGGTTATGGTCCGCGGTTGTTCTACCCTGAGCCGCCGCGACGTGAGCCGGTTGTTGAGCCGGTGCGGTTGTCCGGTTCGGTTCGTGGTTCGTCAACGCATGCCGGTGAGGTTGCCGGTGTGTTGGCGTTGTCCGGTTCGGTGTCGGGTGTTCGTGTGACGTCGGGCAGTGTTGTGGGTGTTCGCTGGCCTGATGACGCTGAGGTTGCTCGGCGGGCTCGTGTCAGTTTCGAGGATGATCTAGTTGTGTTGAGGTTGTTGTGATTACTAGCGGACAAGCGACGGTGGGAACTGCGGCGGCGGTGCAGATCGACGGCAGCAGCGTGAACCCGATGTACCTGACGATTCACAACAATGACAACACGAAGGTCCTGTACCTCGGTGGTTCTGATGTGAGCACAACGAACGGACTGAAGTTGTTGAAGGAAGAAACGATCCAGTTCAAGTTGAACCCGGGCGAAGCGTTGTACGCGATCAGCAGCGACGGCAGCCACGTCATCAGTTGGCTACGGCAGACGATGTAATGCCGTACTTCATTACCGGACCTGATAAGGCTGAGGGCTGCGCGGGGTGGGCGACCGTGAAGCAAGACGGCGAGGTCATGGGCTGCCATCAGACGAAGCAGGGCGCGATCGACCAGATGGTTGCGTTGAGTATCGCTGAGGGTATTGAACCGGGCGGCGAACGTAAGGATGCGAACATGACCGAGGAACGGCAACTGCCGGACAACTACCGGCCAGCACTCGAAGGCGACGTGCCTGAGGGCAGGGCGTGCGGGAACTGCGCGTTCTATGACGAGACGAACACCGACGGTGACCGTGCGTGGTGCCAGCGGTGGGAGGAATACGTGCGGGGCGATTACTACTGCAACGCGTGGCAAGCCGATGAAAGGGCAGCAGATATGGGGAACGTCGAGTACCGGAACTTCGACGCCGAGGTTACCGAGATACGTCAGGCCGAGAACGGTGACGGGATGACGTTCGGCGGGTACGCGTGGAAGTACGACAGCCCGAGCCTGCCACTAGGTCACGGGTTCACCGAGCGGATCGCGCAGGGCGCGTTCACTCGTTCGCTGAAGTCACGCGTTGACATTCGGGCGTACGTGAACCACAACGATGAAGTTGCTGCTGGGTTCGACTCGCGCCAAGACTTTGCGCATTGAGGACAGGGCCGACGGCGGCTGGGTGGAGATTGACCTGCCCGACACTGGCCCAGGCCGCGACGTGCGCGTGTTGACTGAACGTGGGGATATTTCTGGAATGTCCTTTGGCTTCTCCACCGTCAAGGACGATTGGAGCGAGGACGGCGCTGAGCGCACCCTGCTCGCCGCCAAGATCCATGAGGTCTCAGTGGTCACTGGTGTGCCGGCCTACCCGCAGACTACGGCTAGCGTGCGCAAGTTGATGCCTTTGGCTAAGCGCACCGCCACCGATGTGGACGAGCTGAACGACGCCATGAGCGCGTTGCAGACCGGCACCATTGACGAATCACAGGCTGCCCTGCTGCGCAGCGTCGTGGACAAGATCGCACCGCAGGCCGATGAGCCTGTTGGTGTTCCCGCCAGCATCTTGGCGGCGAAGTTGTCGCTGGCCGAAAAGGCTTTGGGGCTGTAAGCCCTGGGGGGTGAATTGGTAAGCGGAGCCGCTAAGGCCTCACGAGGGCAACGGCACCAACGTCGGTTCGATTCCGACCACCTCCACCAACACATCTGAGCGGCCCGCCGGTGTGTTTGCCATGAGCGTCCCGCCTGGCACGTCATCCCTGCGCATCACATATCAAACGAAAGAGATAAGCATGTCTTACCTTGATAGCCTCGTTGAGGCTCAGAAGAAAGACCTGCACGAGGCTCGCGGCTACTTGGAGCGGGCTGAGCAGGAAAAGCGTGATCTGTCTGTTGAAGAGCGCACCGCTTGGGACAACCTGAACGACCGCATCAACACTCGTCAGGATCACTTGAACGAGGTTCGCGCCGCTGAGCAGCGCGACGCTCGAGTTGCCGACGCTTTGGCTGACGCGCCCGAGGTTCGCACTGAAGCCCGCGAGGTTGCTGAAGCACCGAGCGACGCTGACGTTATCCGCGCCATTGCGCGTGGCGAGCGTCGCAGCGCCACTTTTGAGCGCCGCAACTTGGAGAAGGCCACCAGCACTAAGGGGCCTGAAACCGTGCCGCAGTCGTTCTACGACATCATCCAGGAGCAGTTGGCCACGTTGTCACCGCTTCTCGATCCGAACGTTGTGACTGTTCTCAACACCGCATCTGGTGAGGACATCAAGGTGCCGGTGCAGACCGCTCGCATGGCGGGCACTGCGGTTGCGGAAGGCGACACCTACGCCGAAAGCGATCCGACGTTCACCAACATCACGTTGCGTGCGCACAAGACGGGCACCTTAACGGTTGTTTCCGAAGAGCTGCTGTCTGACACAGGTGTAGACCTGGTTGGCTTCCTTGGCCGCCAGATGGGTATTGCACTCGGCACCGCCGTGGGCAACGTCCTGACCCAGGGCACCGGCACCGTTCAGGCCAACGGCCTGGTGACCTCGCTGGGCACCGCACCTGCGGTTACCGGCGGCACGGGTGTTTCAGGCGCCTTCACTGGCGACAACCTGATCAGCCTGATGCACGCGGTTGATTCGGTGTACGCCGCACAGCCGGGCGCTGGCTGGATGATGTCCCGCGCATCCCTGGGCGCTGTTCGTGCGCTCAAGGGCAGCGAGGGCTACCTGTTCCAGCCGTTCGCTGACGCTTCCACTCCAGGGCGTCTGCTCGGCTACCCGGTGTACGAGAACCCCTTTGTGCCGGCTATTGGTACTGCGCCCACCTCGGCGACCATCACTGGCAAGTCCGTGGTGTTCGGCGATCTGCGTGCGTACCACACGCGGCTCGTGGGCGGCATCGAAATCGTCCGGTCGGACGAGGCCTACTTCACCAGCGACCAGGTGGCCTTCAAGGCGCGCATCCGCGTCGATGGCGACCTCGGTGGTGGACGCACCGATGCGCTCAAGTTCTTCCGCGGCGGCACTGCCTAGGACGAACGTTGAGGGGGGCTGGGAAACCGGCCCCCCTCACCCATTCCCCTGGGGGGTGCTCGGCGCAGGAGGGCACCCCCCAGGTCACACCTGCAAACACCTGCGATGAAAGGCCCCTGCGATGGCTGACAACATCAACCCCCTCACTGTTCTTTGGCACAGCAACGCACCCTGGTGCGGGACAGGCTACGGAACGCAAACCGCGCAAGTAGTCACGCGCATGAAGCGCGACGGTCACCACGTTGCCGTCAATGCCAACTACGGCCTGCAAGGTATGCGCACCTTGTGGGAGGGCGTGCCCATCTTCCCAATGGGTGTGGAGATGTATTCCAACGACACGGTGCGCGCCAACTTCGCTGAGTGGACTGCCGAGAACCCTGGCCCAGCGTTGGTCATTAGTTTGTTTGACGCCTGGACAATGAGCCAGCAATACTGGAAAGACGTTCCCACCGCTGTGTGGACAATGGTGGATCACATGCCAGTGCCACCGAACGTGCTGGCTACTTTGCAGCGACCCAACATTGAAGCCATCGCGGTCACGCGCTTTGGCCAGGAGCAAATTGAGCGCGGCGGCGTTGCTGCCCGCTACATCCCCATGGCCATTGACACCGACCTCTACCGGCCAGGTGCCACCTACAACGGCAAGACTGGGCGCGAGTTGATGGGCTTTGACAACGACCACTTCGTTGTTTCCGCGATTAACGCCAACAAGGCCAGCGGCGCCGGCAGCGTCCACCGCAAAGCGTGGGCCGAGAACATCTTGGCCTTTTCCATCTTTGCCCAAGACAAGCCCGACGCTCGCCTGTACCTACACACTGAGCGCTACGGCAAGCACAACGGCCTAGCCCTTGACTTACTGCTGAAAGCCTGCGGGCTGAAAGAGCATCGGCACTTCAAGTTCGTTGGCCAGCAAGCCATGCACAACGGCATTGACAACGAAGCCATGGCAGCGCTCTACAACGGCAC